AGGAACACCGATCATAGGCGACCTTAAGCCTGAGTCGGTGATAGATTCAACTTACTTTTTTTGTTAAAATGCCAAAGAACGTACACGTTACGGACGAAGTTACACTTGAGGGATTTCAAGCTATCCTAGAACCTGGAAAGTTTGGTTATTCACTCTCGGCTGTGGTCGGCTCAGATGTAGCCGATAAGCTAGAAACTGAGAGGACAGAGGTCTTAAGATGGGCCGAGTCTAAGCTCAAGAATCCAAAACGAGCTACCCTAAAACCTACACCATGGGAAGAAGTTTCGGATGGAAAGTATAAAATTAAATTCTCTTGGGGTGAGGATAAGAGACCTCCTGTAGTAGATACAGAGGGAACACCCGTTACAGATAAGAAAACACCGTTATATGCAGGATCTACTGTTAAACTTGGTTTCTTCCAAAAGCCTTACATACTCAGGGATGGGGTTACTTATGGCAGTTCTCTTAAGCTCGTTGGCGTACAAGTTGTGTCAGTTAAATCTGATGGGGCTGGTGTCGATACTGGAGAATTGGGTGAGGACGAAGTAGCTAATCTATTCGGTAAGACTAAAGGCTTTAAAGCTAGTGAACCACCCATAGAAAATGTCGAAGAAGAAGAAGACTTCTAAAGAAGAATCCTTAGAGTGGGCACAAAAAGCCTACGATAAACTTAAGGAAAGTAAAAAAATTAAATTTAGATCTAAGCTTGAAGAGAATGTTGCTAATCTTTTAAAAGAACTAGGAGTTAGTTTTGAATATGAATCATGTAAGGTTCCTTATACCATTCAGCATAATTACCACCCTGATTTTGTATTGCCAAACCATGTATACCTCGAAACAAAAGGATACTGGGATGCAGCAGATAGACGTAAAATCGCTGCTGTCAAACGAGACAATCCAGATATAGATTTAAGGATGGTATTCCAATCACCTTATAATAAAATCTCTAAGAGCTCTAAGACAACGTACGCTAAGTGGTGTGATAAACATAACATCCCTTGGTGTGCTTACCACTCACTACCAATAGATTGGTTAGTCTAATGGACGCAGAATTTGTAAGACATGAGCCTTGCAATAATTGTGGCTCGTCAGATGCAAACTCTTTGTATACTGACGGTCACTATTTCTGTTTCTCATGCCAAACTTACACACCCGCAGAGGGTATAAATCTTTCACAATCAACACGGACGATGACGAATGTCAATTTTAAAGGAGAACCAGAGAGACTACACAAAAGAGGAATCTCTGAAGCTACTTGCAAAAAGTATAGAATTAACAGAGACGGAAACACATTACGCTTCCCATATTTTACAAGCGATGGAGTTCTTGCTGGATTCAAGATAAAAAATAAACAGAAGGTATTTACTTATGAAGGACAGACCACTGATACTTTATTTGGGCAGCATTTATTTCCTACAACTGGTAAGCGTGTTGTTGTTACTGAGGGTGAACTAGATGCTGCGAGCTGCTATGAAGCTATGCCTAACTGGCCTATGCTATCCTTACCTCATGGGGCTGCATCTGCTAAGAAAGATCTACAAAAACAGTTACCTTTATTCCAAGGCTACGAAGAGATCGTATTATTCTTCGATGGTGACGAGCCAGGTCGTAAGGCTGCCGAGGAAGCGGCGGGAGTATTGCCCGCAGGTAAAGTCAAAATCGCCCGTCTGGACTCTTACAAGGATCCGTCGGATGCGTTGCAAGCCAAAGACCCAGAAGCGGTAAGGAGGGCCATATGGGACGCTAAACCATATAGACCAGATGGTATAGTTGACGGTAGAAATTTATTACAACTGGTCACTACACCACAGAAACCATTTGATCATGAGTATCCATTCAGAGGACTTAACGAGAAATTACACGGGATCAGGTATGGAGAACTTACGACTTTTACTTCGGGCACTGGTTCAGGAAAAACCTCAATCATGCGGTACCTTGCAACTGACCTACTCAACAAAGGCGAGTCGGTTGGGATCTTGGAACTTGAAGCAAGTAATAGAAGAACAGCTCTTGGATTGATGTCCACAGCAGTTGGAAAAAACTTAACATTAGGAGAACATGACCAATCAGAACTCGAAGAGCATTTTCGTAATTCCATTGCTAATTGGAACCTTTACCTTTTTGACGGCTTTGGTTCTTTTGACCCTCAACTTATTTACAATAGGATCGAATACCTTGCCAGTGGATTGGAGTGTCGTATTGTATTCCTTGATCACTTATCCATACTCTTAAGTGGTCTAGATGGAGATGAAAGAAGAATGATAGATACTACAATGACCAAGCTACGTTCACTAGTAGAGCGTACTGGTATAGCATTATTTTTAGTTTCGCACTTAAGGAGAACATCAAATGATAGGCATACGCACGAGGAGGGAGGCCGTATTAACCTCTCACAACTTAGAGGCTCTCATTCAATCGCTCAAATTAGCGATAACCTCGTGGGACTCGAACGCAATCAGCAATCCGAAGATGGAAGAAGTCCTACGACTCTTAGAATCCTTAAGAACCGTTATTCTGGTGAAACAGGCACGGCGGGGGAACTAACTTACAATATAAACACATGCAGATTTACGGAAAATGAAATTACGGAATCACCAGTTTTCAATCCAGCCACGGATTTTTGAAGGAAGTAAATATGTACATCCTTGGTATAAATATAATTATGAGAACATAGCATTAGTAGAGTATTACGGGAAAGATAGCTTACAATTAAATAGACCTAACCCACCGAGTAAAGAGGCAGTAGAACGTGCAAAGTTTGTCGATAAAACCTACCACTGGACAAGTCGGAACAGCAGTATTCGACATAGAAACTAATGGCTTATCCTTCACGTCAGAAGATCCCAGAATACATTGTATTGCCGTACACTGGGCCAAGGATGAGCGCACGGAAGTATTTAATGATGAAAGATATTCGGAATCGGCCAAAGAACTTCCAATGGCTAGTAATCACTCTATCACAACTGCCCTATCAAATTTGGAGGTTGCTGATGTTATTGTTGGGCATAACATTATTGGGTATGACTTACCTTATATCAATCACATATACCCTTGGTTTAATCCTCGCGGTACCATTGTTGATACTCTTCTCTTATCTCGTTTATATCATCCGAATCTACTCGATATAGATAAAAGAAACGCACATAAGAATATGCCCACTAAATTATATGGATCACATAGTCTTAAAGCTTATGGCTACAGACTTGGTGTCTACAAAGGAGACTTTGGTGAGACAACAGACTGGAAAGAATGGTCACAAGAGATGCAAGACTACTGTGTACAAGACGTTAAAGTTACAGAAAAGTTATGCGACCACTTCCACCCTTACCTGACTGGCTCAAATTAGAGCATCAGGTAGCATACATACTAACTGAACAGGAGAATCATGGATGGTTTTTTGATGAGCCAGCTGCACGGGAACTTGAATCTGCTCTCAGACGAGAGTATGAAGAAACTTGTGAAGTATTACGAAACAGGCACCCTTTCGTTAGCGGATCACTATTTACTCCTAAGCGAAATAATAGGACCAAAGGCTATGTCGCTGGTGCTACATTTACCAAACTCAAAGATCTAAATCCTACTAGCAGAGATCACATTGCATGGATATTAAAGACACACTACGACTGGACTCCTACATCGTTGACGAACTCAGGGAAGGCGGTTATAGACGAGACCGTATTAAAAGATATTGGGACGGATATAGCTCTTCATTTCTTGAAACTTCTGGATCTGACGAAAAAGCTTGGGATGATATCCGAAGGCGTGAACGCATGGCAGAAGCTTGTTACGAAGTCTAGAGTTCACCACCATTGTTCAGTTGCTACATCTACGTTTAGATGTGCCCATAGAAAACCAAATTTAAGTCAGGTACCTTCAGATGAAAGATTTAGACAATTATTTACAGCATCTCCAAATAAAGTATTGGTCGGTGCCGATCTTAGCGGTATTGAGCTCAGGATGCTTGCCCACTATCTCGCCCGATATGATAAAGGACGTTATACCGAAATCCTCCTTAATGGAGACATACATCAAACCAACGCAGATAAAGTTGGAGTCACAAGAAAACAAATCAAAACCATTTCCTATGCCTTCCTCTATGGGGCTGGAGATGCCAAACTAGGTCATAGCTATGACAAACAACTATCCGATACACAGGCTGTTAAGAAAGGCAGAGAGATCAGAAAGGCGTATGTTGATGCGATTCCAGGTCTTAAAGAACTACTTACAGGAGTTAAGAAGGCGAGTGAGAGAGGATATGTTTTAGGATTAGATAAGAGACGTATC